AACAATACTATCTCTTTCTTGTTGATTCATTTTACTATGTATACAAGTTATTGTAAAATTATTTTTTTCTAAATTTTCTTTTAACCAATTAACTTTACTAATAGTATTACAAAATATAATAGTTTGTGATGTTGATGTAATACCATACAAGTCCATAATAGTATCAAATTTTAAATCTTCTGTGTCAACTTCAATATAAAATTGACTGATTAAATCTACTGCAACTTTTGAATTTTTAAGAAGAATTTTAATAGGATCGTGTAATAATTTTTTACTAACTGTAAAAACATTTGTATTTAATGTAGCTGAAATTAAAATAGATTGTATCCCTGATGGTATTTTTTCAAAAATAAAATCTAGTTTATCTGTAATGCCATCTGTTAACATTTCATCTGCTTCATCTAATACTAATATTCTTAATGAATGCATAGAAATTATTTTATCTGTAATCATATGATGAATTCGACCTAATGTACCAATAATTAAATTAGCAGTTTTTAAATTATCTTTTAAACATTTAATATCAGTTCCTCCTACAGATTTTTGAATTGTTATTTCAGTCATTTTTGATAATTGAACAGCTACTTCATAAACTTGTTCAGCTAATTCTCTTGTAGGTGTTAAAATAATACATTGATTTTTAGAATTTATTTCAATACGATTTAAAACTCCTAATAAATAAGTTGCTGTTTTACCAGTTCCTGACTGAGATTGTAATAAACAATCTTTTCCAGTATTAATTGATTCAATACCATTAATTTGAATTAGAGATGGTTGTGTAAAACCATGTAAATATATACCTTTAATTAAATTTTCATTTAAGTTTAAACTTTCAAAATTTTTTTTGTTATCCATATTTATATTTATAATTTGTATATTCTCTTTAAACCTTTTATTTAATAAAAATTGATAATTTTATTATTTATTAATTTTATAATATTAATTTAATAGTTAATGTCATCAGTTATAGACATTGAAATAATTCAACTTCGTAATGAAAACCAAAAACTTATTCAAAAAAATGCAGAACAACTCATCATAATCAATAGTATACTTAAAGAGAAAGCAGATATTATTACTCAGTACAATATTCTTGTCGAATCGTCTAGATATAAAAATACAAGAATTACAGAGCTTGAAACGATGAATACAAATTTTTTTAATACGATCGTAAGCCTTACCAAATAAATGAATATATCCTAACAAAACTAAAAAGACACTAAAACATGATCTTGTAAAAAATAAAAAAATTGAAAAAATTAATTTTTATTACTTTATATAATTTTATTATTAAATTTATAGCAAGATGTCCGTAGATGCACACGCAGTAATACGAATGGGTACAAAATATGATGACATCATAAAAGAGCTTATATCCAAGATCGAGAAGCAAAAAAATGCGCTCTCTATTAAAGAAAACTTTATTAAGAAACTTGAATACAAAATCAAAGAACAAAAAGACACTATTGAAGCACAACAAGATACTATTGAAGTACAAGAAAACACTATCGAGGCACAAGAAAATGTTATCAAAAAGAAAACATTTATAATAATGGAACAAGAAGTTGTGATCAAAGAGAAAGAAACAATCAGATTTTATCAAAGAAAAAGTCAAAATCAAAATTAAATACCATTTAAAAATAATTATGAAAGCTATTATTTATAATTTTATATCTTTTTTACTAAAAAATAATACACGTTATAGAAATAATTAAGTTCTTTTATATAAAAATTATAAAAAATTGATATATATATATCCTGAAAATATAGAATTTATATTAATGTCCACAAATCATGTTAAAGAAATCTCGGTTAATGATGCTAAAGGAATGACTTTAAAATATAAAGATGTTAATCCAAAATATATTACCCCTACTCAACCCATAGAAAATAAAAATACAAAAAGTCAAAAAATCGCATTTGTAAATTATGTTGATCCTATTAATGGTATTAATGCACCACTTACTATACAATGTCCTCAGATAGAACTTACAACTGGTTGTGTACCAAGAATTGGTGAATATTTTACTTCTGATGCAGAACGTGCATTTATAAAACCTCCTCTAGATCCTTCTAATCCTACGCATGCTGAATTTTTGACATGTGCGAAAAGTTGGGATGAACATATTAAAAAGTTTGGTACTGTATTATTTGGTAAACATGCTGATAAATATACATATGTGCCTTTTATTAGAGAACCATATTGTCTAGAAGATGATGATAATCCTAACAAGTCATCTAAACAAAATAAATTACCTTATTTCAAAGCAAAAATTGACGTAGACTATAATTCAGGTGAAATTAAAACTAAAATATATGAAAAAGAAGGTTCAACTCGTGTTGAAAAAATTATTAAAAATATTGATGATTTTTCAACTATCGCTTGTTACCTATCTAAAGTTCGTCTAATCATACGTTGTGTAAAAATTTGGATACAACCTCTTACCAAGAAAGACCCATCTTGGGGAGCTACTTTTAAGATTGTAAAAATAGAAGTTGAACCACCTATTAAAAATAGTTATAATGCTAATAAAATTGGTTTTATTTCTGATAGTGATAGCGATGAAGAAACTTTAAATAATGTATCACCTAAATCTACTAAAAAAGTACAAGAAGTTAAAAATGACGAAGAAACTAAAACTGAATCAGTTGTTTCTAAATCATCTAAAAAAGTAGCACAAGTTGAATCTGATGATAGTGACAATGAAGAAGAATCTAAACCTCTACCAGTTGTAACTAAATCATCTAAAAAAGTAGCACAAGTTGAATCTGATGATAGTGACAGTGAAGAAGAAAAATCACTACCAGTTGTAACTAAATCATCTAAAAAAGTAGCACAAGTTGAATCTGATGATAGTGACAGTGAAGATGAAAAACCACCACCACCAATTAAGAAACCAGTAGCTAAAAATACTGGTGGACGCGGTGGCAAAGCTAAATCTAACTAAAAATTAAATTATAAATATTAATTTATGCGTATTATTTTATTAAAATATATATAATATTTTAATATGAATGCAAGAGTATTACGAATACATGAAATTGATTTAAAAAAAATTAATTATTTAAAAGTTAAAGATATTGATTCTAAAAAACAAATTTTTATTGAATATGAAAAAAAACCATTAGTTTTTCAATGTCCATCTTTATTAAATACTAATTTACCTATAAAAATTACTGATGATTATTATGAATTAGAAATTCCTTTAATTACACAAGAAAATAATAAACAAAATAGTTTAATTAATTTTTTAAAAAATATTGATTCTAAAATTGTTCAAGATGCAAATAATAATGTAAAATTATGGTTTAATGAAAATAAAATGTCATATTTTTTTAAAACTATTGTTAAAGATTCTGAAACATATAAAGAAGGTACTATAAAATTAAAAATAATAAAAACTATTAAATTTGAATCTATATTATTTTTAGAAAATAATAAAAGAATTAATATAAAAGATATTCCAAAAGATTCTTGGGTTAAAATATTATTAGAATTTCATTCTATTATTATAAATAATGAAAATAAAACATTTTATTTATTTTTAAGACCACATGCTTTTTCATTTAATGAAAAGAAAGTTAAATTAAATTATAATTTTCTTGAAGATTCTGATTCTGGTGATGAAATTCCAGATAGTGATATAAATAATTTATTTTTAAAACAAACAAAAAATAATAAAAGTATTAAAATTAATGAAGATCAAACATCAAGTCAAATTAATTATGATATAAAAAAATTAAAAAATCTAGAACTAAATACAAATTCTAACTTTAGTTCAACTTCTTCATCTGAAAAATCTGAAAAATCTTTTAATAAATTATCAGATTCTAATAAATTACCAGATTCTAAAAACTTATCAGAATCAGATTTAGATTCAGACGAATCCTTAAATAAATTACCAGATTCTAAAAACTTATCAGAATCAGATTCAGATTCAGATGAATCCTTAAATAAATTACCAGATTCTAAAAACTTATCAGAATCAGAATCAGAATCAGAATCAGAATCAGATTCAGATTCAGATTCAGATTTAGATTCTAAAGACTTGTCAGATTCAGATTCTAAAGACTTGTCAGATTCAGATGAATCTTTAAATGAATTATCAGATTCTACTGAATTATCAGATTCTAAAAAATTAAATAAAAATAATAATTTATTAGATAGCATTAATTTAGCATCAATATTAAATCAAAAGTAAATTATTTTTACAATCAAAAAATTAATATAAAGAAGATATTATATTTAATAAATATAAATGAATTATTATAATTCGTTAGATAATATTTTAACTGAATCACAAAAAAAAAATATTGAAGTATTCAAAATAATTCATCTTTCTTCACAAGAACTTTTAAAATTAAAAGGTAATGAAGATTTTTATAATAATATTGAAAATGCTGAAAAATTTATTAATTTAGTATCTGGAGAATCTCATGTATCAATTAGATTAATTGACCATTTTGTAACAAAATATTCAAAATTCAATAAATGTAATTTTAAATTAGTTGAAAATGAAAAAGAATCAGTTATAAATATATATTTTGATTATAAGAATCAATTAAAACATTTTCAAAAAACACATTTTGACCCTTTTAGTAGAGGTGATAGAATTCCTTTTTTTATGAATGATACTTGTATTATAACAACTATAGGACAATTAAATTTTTTCAAATGGTTTATTTCTAAAAAAATATTTGATTACGTTTTTGATAATAAAGAAGAGATTTTTAATGATATGAATAGAAAAAATAAATCTGATAAAAAATTTGTAAATAAAATAATAAAACAAATAAAAAATAAAGAAAAATTAATTTATGAACCAATTAAAAAAATTATATCAATGCCATCAAATATTGAAAAAAAAAATATTAAAATTATTGTTTCTTTTGAATAATATAAATATATTATTTAAAAAAATTGATAAAATCAGTTCTTGTTAATTTATATTTATATAGTAAATATAATGTCTAGTAAAAATGTTAACACAAAAGAAAGTAAAAATATTAAGAATAATATAAAAGCAGATGTTAAAGAAACTAAAAATAAAAAACCTGAACATAAAAAATTTGAAGAACCAGAACCCAAACTTGAACCCGAAGCAGAATCTGAGTCTGAATCTGAGTCTGAATCTGAGTCTGATTCTGGGTCTGAATCTGAGTCAGAGTCTGAACCTGAAAAATCTAAACCTAAAAACGAAGAACATAAAAAATCCGAACAAGTATCTACATCTTCAGTTAAAAAAGCCGAAGATAATGATTCAGAAAATAGTGAATCGTCAGATGATAGTGAAGATGATGATGTTAAAGTAGTTAGTACATCTAAAGAAAAAAAACCTAAGAAATTATGGAAAGAAGTTGTGATTGAATGGGACAAATTAAATCACGATCAAAAAGAAAATGAAGCTAAACACAAAGAATTTTTAGAAGCTATTCATAAAAATGAAAAAATTCGTAATGAACTAGAACGCCAACGTAATCGTCTTTATAGTATTCTTCTTAAATCTCACGATGAAGAAATTAAGCGTATATCTAAAGAAAAACCTAATAGAAAAAAAAATAAAAATAGAAACAATGGTATTCTTAAAGAAACCCCTGTTCCTCATAAACTAATTAAATATCTTGGACTTGAAGATGGAGTACAAATGTCTCGTCCTCAACTAACACATTTACTCAATGATAAATTTAAAGAAGATGGTTTAAAAGAAGGTCAAATTACAAGACTTGATAAAAAGACTGCTATAGCTCTTGGTAAAGATATTGGTCGTGTAATTGAATTTACTGGCTTTCAACAATTTCTAAAAGAAATTTATGATGAAGATATATCTCGTACCAAATTAATTAATTAAATAATATTTTTATTACTTTAAAAATATTAAAATATATTTATAATTGAATTAACGTCATTCTTGGTGGTAATTTAATAAATCTTCTTGTTT